GGAGTTACACGAGTAGCACCCCAATTGGCCAGTCGCTCTGGGTGCCACATAAAATCTATCTGTACATAATCACTGGCACCTACTTTAAAAATAGGATGCCCGGGTTTACTTTCTGTGGTGTCCACATAAGGAGCATAGCCAGCTTGAACAAAATCAAAAGTTGCTTTGTTCCAGTATGCTGTAAACTGTGCAAAGCTAACACCTTCTGCTTCCGGGGCAATCATTTGCAAGTCAATATCACCGTAGACTTTGTCTGGATGTTCTTCGGCGTCTTGTTCGTGATAAGCACTAGACCCTGTAGGACGGCCACGTTTAATAGTGCCAATACCCTGTGCTTGTGCAAACTTATTAAAGTCAGCAACAAACTTATCAACTACTTGTAGGGCTACTGCTACAATCTTAGGATGTAGTACTGTGCCTTGCGTAAGTGTTGTGTCCCAACCGCCTTCAAGAATAATGTCTTTTATTCTCATAGGTTATGTCCTAGTTTACGGAACCAAGCGGCTGTACCTGCCTGAGGTGCTTCTTCCGGTAGTGTTAACATGCCCTTGGCCACATCTTGTCGGGCCTGTGCTAGTTTACCTTCTTTGTCTGGGTCGTTTGCTAATGCGGCCATAATAGTTGCGGTAGAGTTTAAGTCTGTGGCCTTAGCACCAGGATTTAGTAATAATTTAGCCGCATCATTACGATTGTCAGCTACTACTTCGTTATTGTCACGGCGCATAACTGTACCACCAAATGCATCTACTTTAAATCCTAAAAATTTAGCAATTGAATTTAATAAGATGTACATATGACTGGCTTTGAAATTAGGATCGTCATACATACCGCGTGGACCATGTTGATGCCAGTCTGCTACCCGTTTAGCATCTGCAATAATCATTAAATCTACTTGTGCGTATAGTGTATTGCCTTTGGCATCTTTGTAAGGAACATCAACGTGAACGTTGCGCCCTTTAACAGCCACAGCATATCCTTTGGCTTGATAGTATTGTGCTAGTGCCTGCTTGGCGGCCTTTTCATCTGCAGAACCAAAGTTTTTAATTGTGGCTTTTGCATCAAGGAATAGGTCAATATCACCAGACTCAACTTTGTATCCAGCAGAACCAATGTCTGCCATTACTTGTTTTTGTAGTGCGCTGGGTAAATCTCGTTTGACTGTATCTACTACTATAGCTACATTTTCTTTAGCTACAGGACCTGTGTTGTCGAATACATTACCGCCTTCATATAGATACATTTACATTGCCCGCAGTTGTTTGTTTAGAAACTCAGTCATCTCAGGAGAAGCTGTTTTAGTAGACCCAAATACTACCCATTGATTACTACGATTTAATGCATACTTTCTTTTATCGTATGATAGCACTAATGGGTCAGAACTGATGATACCGATACCGGGACTTAGTTGTGGGCCAACACCGGGTGCTGTTCCGTTTGGTCCTTGTGTTATTTCTATGCCCTGTTGTTTTAACATTGCGGCAATATTTGTAATAGTCTGACGTCTTTCCAACGGTTCCATATTAGCGGTAATTGCACCATTATCAGTTAATACTTTGTTGATGTCCGAATATCCGATACGATCATTAGATTGTTCGGCCTGAGCTATCAATGTATTAATAATTTGCTTTGTTTCTCTAGCATGAATGTCAGACTGGGCCTGTTTCACTGGTGCAGAAGTGGCAGACAGAGTTTTTTCTACCACTGCGCCGATATACTCCGCAACCTGCGCTGGTGCCATTCCCGGAGGGGGTTCGGGCGTAAATAATTGGTTACCAGTTTTATCTCTAGCCAATTGGGTAGCATATTTCTGTAGTGCATCCGGATCTTTTGCCGCAGTAGGGTTTGCTCTTACTTCTTTTTTCCACTCATCGATCCAGGTCTTTTTAGCAAGTTCAATTTTTGGATCTTGTTGTGCAGGTTTTGAAAATCTGGTTGCACGTGGTATAGGTTCTGCAGGTTGTATAGGCTCTGCTTTTTGGGTAGTTGATGCACCAATTTCTGATGGTGTCAATGGCTTTTGACCTTGTTGCTTACGTAAGTACGCAGGAACGTCAGCACGGTTAACATCGGCAGGCTCCCCTTGCGGTGTACCAGTACTGGGATTTACTGCTTCTTTAATAACGTCATTAATCTTCACCGCGCAATCTCCTAACACCTCTTTTGAATTTCTCAGGTTCTTGCGTACGAATGCTGTTGATTAATCTACGCTCTAGTTCATCTGCTTGTGCAGGTTCATAGTTTTCACGTATGTAATTAATAAGGTTAATAGCACCTTGAATAACGTGACTAGCACGACTTTCCACAAGATTTCCACGATCTTTGTGTACTAATAGTGTGTCTAGTTCGTCTAGGATGCTACGAGCTCGCTTTTGCAAGATTTACTCCAATTTGTTATATTTATACTGGTTTTGGTTAATCTTGCTTGCTTTTAAGTCCAGCTAACATTTGCTTTAGTTTATTGCTTTCAACACTAGCACCTGGCACCTTTTCATACACTTCACCGGTGTCTGCGTCTATAGTAGGCTTTACTGTTGTACTAGTTTTAATGCTGTTTAGAATATTAGGACCTGGCTTGTATCCACCGCCGTTACCAGCTTCTTGTGCATCCGGGCCTGGATCAGTAATACGCATAGTTTCAATGTTGTACTCTAGATCAATCTTTTGTCCTACACCTGTACTACTACGTGACTTCATACACTGAATTTGATAACGCCCACGTTCTTTCATGGCACGACTTGTAAAGATACCAAACACGTTATCTGCTGTATTGATCTTACTAATACCACCTGCAATGTGACTATGGTCAAATTCAATTTCTTCAACCGCTGAACGATTTAACTGCGACGCTGTTACCATTAAGATGCCCAACTCTTTAGCTAAGTTACGCAATTCTTCACTGACATATTTGTCTTTGATAAACTGATCATTGGGATTAACTTTAACTGAAACTGGCATTACCAAGTCCAAGTAGTCTACCATAACAAAGTCGACTTTGATACCTGTTTGTATTTGCACTTCTTTTAAGTAACTACGAATATCATTTACGTTACTTTGTGCTGGCATTCCTTTAACACGATACTGTCCAGCTTTCTTTGATACCATCTTAACTTTAAGTGTAGTGGTATCAATATCCTTGCGAATATCTTTTGTGCTCATACCCGACAACATTGCATCTGTACGCAATGAAGTTAGTTCCTCGGATAGTTCTAGAGTAATATATACCCCGCTCAATCCTGCCTGTAGCCAGCTGAGTGCTATGTTCATCATAACCAAGGATTTACCCGATCCTGAACCACCAGCAAAAATATTAAGTTCGCCTCGACTAAATCCACCATATAAGATCTTGTCAACACTGGGCCATCCTGTGCTTACTTGTCCGCCACTATTATAGTATCGATCAATACGTGCTTTAGGATCAGCAAAATAATCTGTGCCCATGTCTCTAGTTAAACTGATCTGTACAGCATCTTTGATCAGTTTCTCTACAGGATCATAATCACCTTCTTCCAACAAGTCTGCGGCTTTGAGAATAGCACGGCTAAGTTCTTCTTTACGAGTAAAAAGTTCAAACTCTTTCATGAACCAGTCTTGGTGACTGTCCATAGCATCTGGTATCGGACGTAGTTCTACTCCCGTAACAGCCTTAATTTGCTCATAGGTAGGAAGTGTTTTAAATTCTGTAGTATGTTGTTTGATAAACTCTGCCGTAGGGCGCAGGCTGCGATCGAAGTTTTCTGGGTTGTAGATATTTTGGACGCGGACATAACTCTGTGCATCCTGCATCATCATTTCTAAAAATAATTTCTGGAGTTCGGGTGTGTATTCAGTGGCCATAGTTAATTATATAGTGTTTTGTTTATGTTTGCAATTATTGCCGTGTCATCTGTCAAAGTTTTGATTTCCGATTTCTTTAAGACAATGCGGGCGTTTAAATTTCATTGATGCTCGTTCTTTTGGTTTCTGAGATAGTAGATTTTTTGTTTCGTTTGTTACAATCTTCACTTTGTGTATTGCTCCTATTTTGTCACACGTTTCTTGTGTACGAGTTTTACCTGTTGTTTTTGCTACACGTTTGGCTATTGTTTCCGGCGATTGCTTTCTTCCTTGCATTGCCAGTGATTGTTTT